TCCTTCATCAGGGTTAATCGTTCTGCTATTACGTCAACTTTGCCTTCTAGACGTGCAATATCTACGCTATTCTGTTGACTCTGATCCATCAGTAACTTCTTCTTTAGGCAGTTCAGCTTGAAGCTGTGCTGTCCAATAGTTTATGACAATATCCAAGTCAGCTTTTTGTTCACCAAGTCTCATCAACTTAGAGTACACTGCTTTACCTTTATCAGATAAGGTAGTTTGATCGTATTCTTTATCGTTTATTGTAAACATTTTATCTCCTTATTAACAATGTAATGTACATGGTACAGTATAACTGCCATCTGCATAAGTTTCAACTTTAATATTAGAGTTAACTTTTGCAACAGTTTTACTTCTAATAATGTCATCATCTTGTTTTTTAGCTGTGCCGTCACCATTTGATACTAATAAATCACCAGCAGAAACAGTAACATCTTTGTGTACTCTAATAATATATGTACCAACTTGAGATACAAACATATCATTTACAGTATCAACACCTTCTTCATCCCAATGTGAAAATACACCATATATTTTTGTGCTATCTGCTGTGTCAGACACTTTAGATTTAACGTGTTTAACATCACCTTCTTTAACATACTTACCTGTGTATTCAACACCATTTGAAGTAAAAGTTACAGCATCACCTACAGATTTGTCAGATGGCAGAGCTATTTCTTCTATAATTTTATGTGCTTCTGTTTTAACATCACCAACATTTTTATCACCATGAATAACTTTTTCATCTTCTGCGGTGTAGTTAACTTCCGCTACATCTGCAACAGCTTGATACCAGTCACACATTTCATCTATTGAATCCATTATAGTTCCACGAAGAATTGTTGGTTTAGAGTTATCAGCTAATCTCGACCAGTGAGAACCAGTAAATCCATTATAAGAAACAGTTGTGCCTGAAACAGAAATTGTACCTTCTTCACTACCAGCTTGTTGAAAAGCCACTAGATTACCATCATCTGATAATCTATTCATTGAAAATAATACATTACCATCAACTACATTTTTTATAATACCATCTTCTCTTAAAGAAATACCAACAATGCTGGCACCTTCTACAGTTCTTGATATGTGTACATGCCCATCATTAACAATCCTCATTCTTTCAGTTGTAGTACTTTGACCTTCTGAAGTTGTTAAAAAAAGTAGTCTGCCAGGCATATCGTTTTCACCTGGATTGCCATCTACAACAGCAGTAATTTCTGCAGCAATTGAATTTCTATCTACACCATCTGCACCTGTAAAAGTTATTGCACCAAGAACATCATCATCTTGTATAATAGTATTACCATTAAGAGTATTATCTCTTGATTTACTCATAACTATTCTTGGTGGTGAACCTGCTGAATTAATACCTGCTGAAATATGCATAGAGAATTCATTGGCATTGTTAGCACCTTGTAATTGAAATACAGGATCTAAACCACCAGCACAATTTGTTGGAACAGGAACTGTACCTGAACCATCATTACCACCAACTATGACAACATTATTGCCACCATCAACAAAAAACCTATGAGTTCCGTTATTAGATTCTACTCGGAAGTCTACATCGGCACTACCTTCATTCACAACAACTCCATTACTACCTTCAAATCTAATTGCTTCTGTTGTTGCACCTGCTTGTCTCATGTTAATTACAAGACGACCATCTTCTGTTCCATCAGACGCATCAGATATTTCTGCCATAATTTCAGCATAACCTTGATCTTCTGCGGCATCATTTTTACCAAAGAAAAATATTTTACCAAGATCATCACCATCTGCAGGTGAACCTGATTGTCTGTTCATACTTAGTCTTGGACCAGAATTTGCGTCTGCGTCAGTAGAAATCATTTCTAAAGTAGTTTCATTACCAGTAGTTGTGATTGTCATAGCAGAAGAAGTTGTAATAGAACCACTAACTAGTAATGTAGATGCCATATCTACTGCACCATCAATGTCTACAACATCAAGGTTAGTTGTACCGTCAACATCTAAATCACCATTAAAGTCTGCATTACCAGCAAGTGTAAGTGTAGTTGCCATATCAACAGCACCATCAATGTCTACGATATCAAGGTTAGTCGTGCCGTCAATGTCAGCATCACCTGATATATCTAAACTACCACCATCTATCTCACCACTAGCAGTTACAGTTGTAGCTGTAAGAGCTTGTGCAGCTATAGTACTACCTGATTCAGCAGTAAATGTATTGGCTGTGATTACAAAGTCTTTAGCACCTGCTACATAGATATCAATAGTATCATCAGTAGGAGCTTCAATGTAAGTATCACCATCATCATCAAGGATTACTTTACCACCAAACGCAGCAGTATCTATACCTAGTTCAACTTTGGTAGGAGTGCCAGAAGCTAAATCAATACCTGTAAGGTCTATGGTTTGAGTAGTAGATGAGTGTGAAGATGCATTAATAACGCCTTCAAGAACATTAGCACCACCATCAGTGATTCTAATTTTTCTACCAACATAGTATACAGATGTAATATCTCCTGTACCTGTTATAGTAATAGTATTGGCATCACTACGTGTTACTGTGTATTCACCATCTCCATCACCAAACTCAAAGTATCCGTCTCCAAGTTGTTCATACATGTCTCTCATGTGACCCATGAGTTCTCTTGCAGCATTATTGACATTACTTGGTGCCATGTTCTCTGCAAAGTTTACAGTCAAGTTACTTGTATTGTTACTCGCTGTTGAACTAAATTTTCCTACGCCTGTTCCAGCCATAAGTATTCCTCCTAATTATTAAATATTTTATTCCGTAGCTCTATATAGCCAGGGTATTTTGGTTTTCTTGGGTTGTTATACATTGGATGTCCTAAATTACTTAGTAGAAATCCTACTGCATCTTGAACAGTAATCTTATCACCATCCATTATATTTTCAACAATTCGTCTTAATCCAAATGGTACCATTGTTATAGCAGCAGCTCCTGCGTAATCTCTTACTCTTTCTAATGAAAGTAGGTCTGCTTTGCTTATAGGACTTGGCCATGGAGAAGTCAAGTATTGCTTGTTGAAAAAAAATTGTTCTGACATTTTAAAGAAAGAACCTTGTTTACTTAATGCAGTTTTAACAGGATTTACAGCCCAATGAAAAGGTTCAAAGAATTGTTTTGATAAAGTTAAACTTTTACCATTCCCTAAATCTATTCTAGTTGGATCATCATTTTCCCATAACATCTTACCAGTAAACATATAATTTAAAGCACTGCCACCAGTTGCTAATATTATACTAGCTCGTAATGCATATGCTTGATATAGTTTCCTAGACATTGGATCTTTGTTTAGTCCAGGCATTGCTCTTGTTAAAACTCTAAAGTTTGCAGTAGTCCAATCAGGAGCAAATAGTAATAATTGCTGATACCTACGACCTTTAGGACTATAAGCATTAGCTTTTAAATCTTTTAATAATGGATCAGTTGTATCTTTATATAACTGCATCCAGTTTAATCCACCATACATATCATTAGTTGCAACAGCAGCTTGTTTATGTATTTCTTTTAATGGCACATTTTGATACTTAGGATTTTCCATAAGTTTAATTGCATTAGTTTGAAAGGCATATAACTTACCTACGTTAAATACACGATCCCAAGTAACTCTATCTATATATTCAAATGGTTTTACAACTGCATACTCAATACCTTGTTTAGCTAAATAACCTGCATAAGGTATTTTATTGTTTAAATATGATTGTACATTTTGTATACCATTAAAGAATCTACTAATACTAATATCATCTGGATGTGAAAATTCTACACCTGCTTTAGTTGCAGCTTTTAACATATCATAATGTCCACCTGCTTTAAGCATAGCTCTAGCAGATGTATTTTCCCATTCAGGTATTAACATTTTACCACCAGGTAAATGTTTAAATAAACTACCTAAACCAGTAGCTGATAATCCTGTTTGTACTGCGGTAACAGGATGAAATCCTGCATACAACATATTATTTAATAATGTTTCTGCATGAAAGAATGAATAACCTACACTAAATCTTTTTTGCATAAAGTTAATATTTGAAATAGCTTTCATAGCTGCACCATCAGTACGAGCATCAAATAACATTCTTAACATAGGAGCTGCTTCTTTAAGTACATAAGGTGACATTTTAAGTAATTGTTCTTGTGTATATTTACTTACATCTATATTACCTTTAACAAAAGATGGATGATAAAACTGTGCATAATCTTGTGGATGTAATAGTTTATCAGGTAATGTTTTGTACATTAATTTAGCATTACCACCTGCACCATTAGATCTACCAGGTATCTCATATGTTTCAATCATACGAACTAATCGTCTTTGTGCAAGAGATCTAGTTGTACTATTAATATAACGTGTCATTACATCAGCAATATCTAAACTTAATGGTTCTAAACCTTTAGCTATACCAGCTTCATATGATGGAAAAAACTTTTGTTGTTCAGATATATTTCTACCAGACATAGAGTTGTCTTTTTTAGATGTATCAAGTATAAGCTCTCTCATTGCTCTACCTAAATCTACATCAGTTTGTGCAGATGGACCTTTCCAATATTGCGGTAAATAATTTTCAAAGAATCTAAATTTAAGTTCAGTACCTTGTGTAACAGTCCACATTTCATTTAATACTTTTCTTACATCAGCAGCTACAGCTAATTCTTCTTTAGTAAGTTTAGTAACTTTTTCTACTTCTTGTAGATATTTAGTAATTGTTTCTCTACGTTTTTTATTAGGTACTTTAGCTACTATAATTTCTTTCATACGATTAGATTCTAACGCAGATACTTGTATAAAGTTTCTATAACCTTCTAATAAATAACCAGATAATACTTCACCTTTAGCTAATTGTATTTCTTCTGCTCTACCTAATCTTCTTAGATCAGCTTTTGACACTACTTGATCTGTATAAAATTCAGGAGTTTTATGTATACCAATATCTTCTAACTTAACACCTTCTGGTAAATCAGCTTTAATTTCTTTTAATCTAATTCCTAATTCTTCTGGTGTACCTGATTTAAGTTTATTACCCTGACGTAACATTTTGTTTCTAGCATAAATAGCACCACCAGATTTCCATAATCCAACACCTCCAGCTGCTACAGCAAAGCCATCCCAAAATGCATTATCTTTAGGATTTTTTACATAGTAACCAGCACCTGCAAGTAAACCAGCTGATCCCATCATAGCAAGTGAGTCCATACCATATTTAGTATTGATTACAGATTTAATATTAAAATGTCTTTGTAAACCACCTAATAACATTTGATTATAAGAGTTTCTTACATCAGGTATAATTTCATCAAACATAGCTTGTTTTACTTTGTCGGCATGAAATGTTTTATTGTAGTATTCTGTTTTAGCTTTCTTAAACAAAAGATTATCTGATAAATTTTTATACTTAGGATTATCTTTTAAAGTAGCTAATTCTTTTTGAAATAAAGCAAATTCTTCTTTTGTTCTAAATTGTTTTGCTATGTTATTTATTCTATTTTCATATGCTGATAAAGTTTCTGTTTTAAATCTTGGAAAAGTACCATGTGCTGATTCATGATTAATTACAAAATTACGCCATGATTCTAATGTAGGAAAAGAATTTTCAGGTAAAGCTTTTACTCCATCTACTTTAGGTTTTGTCCAAGCTTTGTTGTTAAAACGATTACTTAATTCTGTCTCATCTATTTTTATAATATTATCTTTTTTATTATATCTAGCCCAACCACCTTTATCTTTAGATCCTTTGAAATTAAATGTTTCAATAGTTGGTATATATTTTTGAGTAGTCGAACTATTAACACCAAGATCACTAGCTTCAATATCATCTAATATACTTTTTAAACTTTCTTCAAAAGGTTTTATACCTGCATTAGAATCATTAATAATTCTTTGTGCATATGGATCACCTTCTTTAGCTAATCTATCAATAGCATTTTTATTTCTTATAGTAACATCTTCATGAGTAAGACCTAACATACGACTACTTTTACTAGAAGTACCTGCACCTAATGTACCAATTAAAAAAGCAGCAGCACCACCCATCATTACTTCACCTTGTATACGATCTATATCAAGTTCACCACTTTCAGATAGTTGTTGTACTGTACTGTATGTAGTAAGAGTTGGTAATGTAGCAACAGAAGTTGTAATACCTTTAGTTAGTTTAGGTGCAGTTGCCATTAGCTTAGCACCTATTTGTGTAGTTTGTGCAGCTTTAGCAGCCCATCCACCCCAAAACCAAGGTATTAATAAATATGGATCTGCAACTAAAGCATTAACTAATTCACCAGCAAATACTTTAGGCTGACTTTTAATAGTGTTAGCAACAGCTTCAAAACTAAATGGTTCTGTAGATAATGCAAAACCATACCTATTATACATATCACGGTGATAAGCATAGTCTTTACCACTAGTTATACCTGGATTAGATTCTAACCAATCTAAAGATTCTTGTGCTTGTTTAGCTTTAGTTTCACCTGATGCCATTTGATAAGCAGCAACTGGTAAACTATTATATCGCCATAACTCGAAAGGAGATTTTAATGTATTAAAAAAACCAGGATCTTCTTTTGGTTCTAAGTTAGGATTAGCCATAACTTCAAACTCTTTACCAGTGCCAAAGAATCCAGTCTTAACTGTTTCTGGTTCTTCTTCTCTGTATGGTACTAAATTAAACTCTGTAGGTTTTTCAGGTTTTGATTCTTCAAAAGGAACTAATTTAAAGTCTGTACTTGGCTCTGTTGTTTCCTCAAATGGTACTAGTTTAAATTCAACCATATCATTTTAAATTACCAGCTTGTATAAGTTTATTAATCTCTGCAATAACTTGTTCTCTAGTTAAACCAGGATTAGCTTTCATTAGTTGTCCTATATATTGTTCTTGTTGTTCAGCATTTTGTGGTATTGTAATGCCTGATTGTAATGTATCTAAATCAACATTAGGATCTACTGCAGGTGTAACATCTGCTCCAAACCCAAAGATACCACCTTCTCTTAATTCTGGTGAGCTTTGTTGAAATATTCCTTGTTTCTCATATTTATCTACAGTTGTTTTGATTGCAGCATTTAATCCCATTTCACTAATTAATGGTGCTATCTCATTTGCAATTTGTCCTGCTGCAGTAGCAATTTGACTTTGTAAAGATTTATCTACTTTGTATCCAGTACCTGAAGTCATTTCTTCAGGAAAGTATGTACCTTTAATATATGTTTCAACAGACTTAGTTACATTATTTAAGTTATAACCTTTTGGAAAAGGTGATGTTTCTGTTTCTGCTTTTGCTGCTTCAACTGGTTTTTCTTGGTCAGGAAATGTTCTAGTATAACTACCATCAGCTCCTACTGTATATTTAAAACCATCATCCCCAGTTACTTGTTTAGTTGCAGCAGCTTTAGGATTCTTTAATGCTTCTGTTCTTTCTTTAAGATAGTCTAATTGTGCATTATTATAAGCAGCTTTAAATAATCTATCTTTAGTTTTGTTTCTAACTTTAACACCAGCAAGTAGTATATCAGTAATATCACCACCTTTTAATGCTGTATTATGCATTACTAGAGCTTCCATGAATCCTGGTTTACCAATGTTATCAGAAAATTGTGATACTACACCTGATAGTTTACCAAAGAAACCTTCATCTTTTTTAGATCCAGCATCTAATGTAGCAGCAAGATTTTCACTAAGGCTACCTATTTCAGTATTGCCAGTAGTACCAATCAAAGAACTTATATCTGTTTGTGTAGGTGTTTTACTTACATTTGAAATCTGTGTTTGAGGTGCATTAATTTGTTGTGCAAGTAAACTTGGATCAGTCATTTGTCCTGTAGCTTGTCTATACTCTTGAGTTGGACCTAATAATGATTGACCTTGATTTGTAAATCTTGGTGATTGAAAAGGTAGGTTAACATCAAAGTTACCTATTGGTGAGTTATGTCCTGGTTTATGTACCATATAATTATCCTAATAGTCCTCCTAAGCCACCAATTACTGCTCCTGGTCCACCAGGAAATATTTGATTACCCATATATGCACCACTTAAACCTGACATTAATGGATTAGCAGAAGCTCCTGTTGTATATTGAGATGTACCTCTACCTGCAATTGGATTTATCATTGAAGCATATTGAGCTAATCTCATAGCAGGTGATTGTTGTTGATAATCAAATCTAGCAATTTGATCTTGTAATTGTCTACCAGCTAAATCTTCATAAGCTGAACCTACTCCACCTAAGCCAGATATACCCATATTAAATCTTTGATCCATAGCACCTTGAAGTCCTGGTAAACCTGAAGCTCCTGCCATTCTTCTACCAAATGCAGATTCTCTAGCAGTTTGTCCTCTTGCTATATCAGCTTGTGATGCACCAGTTTGTCTACCAAATTGTGCTTCATATGCTTGTTGTTGTCGAGCTATATCAGCTTGTAAAGCTTGTTGTGTTCTACCTAAAGAACCTTCTCGTGCTTGTTGAAATCGATTAAGATCAGCTTCACGAGAACCTAATTCTCTTTGTCTTTCTGCTTCGGCAGCAGATTGTGCAATAGGAGCATATTGTTGTGTAAAGGCTCTAGTAGCTGCACCTTGTGCGCCTGGACTAGTTCCTGTCCTACCCATACCACCAAACTGTGATGCTATTTGACCCATAACATCAGATCCAATTGATGATCTTACATCAGATAAATAATCGCCAGATGAAGTACCTAGTTGATTATAAGCTGGTCCACCAGCATAAGAATCACCAAGACCAATACCCATACGACCAGTATAAGCATTACCCATACCAGCACCTAATGTAGAACCACCATAAGCATTACCCATAGCTCCTGTAGCAGCATCTGTAAGTGTATTTGCAGAGGTTCCATAAATACTAGATGGTGACATTAAATCAAATGATCTAGCTCTTTGTAAGTTTAAAGCATTTGTTGTATCACCAGAAAATGGAATTACAGTTGAATTCGGAAAGTAACTTTTACCAACATCACTTGAGTAAATGTTTTCTGCTTCTTGCATTATATCCTGTAGATATGGTTCTGACGGTGCATATGGGGTTTCAGTTGTTACTTGTGTATTTCCTCCTCCAGATGACATAGGTTATTCCTCCAATTTTTTCTCTAATATATAGTGTGTTATTTTATAGTTTTGATTTTTAAGTAGCTTTGACCAACCTGGTCTAGCATATGTTTCAATATGTGTACAATTCTCTTGTTTAGCATAATCTTCAACAACAGACATTTTATGTTGCCATTGTTTACGATTACGACCAGTTACAATAAATACATTTAAAGCTTTTGAATTTGCTCTTTGTAATATCTTAGTAACTCCACAACCTTGAAAGTTCTGTTTTTTATTTACATTCCATAGTATCCATAATTGCATTTCGCCTTGCAATAATGATTCATAAATATCTTCTACATTAAAATGATTACCAGAATACTTTAATGCTTTATCAATAGAATCTTTACACATAGGAAAAACTTCTTTGATATTGGTAGTAGGTATAAATACAGGTTCGGTCATGTAATTTCTAAGTAACTAGTAATGACGTGTAGTCTATTAGCAGTTGCTGCAGTTGCTTTTAAAATATCTGATTCAGTTAAAACAAGTGTTGCATTATGTCCACCCATACCTTGTATAGTAGACTTAGCTCCAACAAAAGCATCTTTTAAAAATTGAAACGTATCACTACCATTTACTATTGTAAGTGATATACTATCATCATTATTACTATCTTCGCAAATAATAATTGATTTTATAATTATTGTCGATCCTTCAGCTACAGTAATTAATGCAGTAGCATCTGTAGTAGTTAAATCTATTTTAGCATTTTTATAAGTATGAGCCATTATTCATAACCTTCATCAGTATTAAATGTTTTGTAAGGTTCTTTAATTGCTGTTTCATCAAAACCATTTGATAGTTTTTTCCAAAATTCGTCTAATGGATTATGTTCACAGTTTGCACATTTACAAGAAACACAGACACCACCATTACCACAATGACAACTATGTTCACAATTTCTACATTGATCTACGTCAGAAACCATGCAGCTACCTCCTGATTTTCTACATTATGATAACTTACTAATTGATTTACAACATCTTCTGTAACTAGTTGAAACTCATATTGTGATAGTAATGCTCCTTCTAAAGAGTAAGCAGGATAGTTATAAACATATTCTAAGTTTTGTTTACTAGCCATTAAATTAACCTATGTTCAACTTGTCTTAGCACTTCTTTATCAAAACCAGATAAATCTATACCAGCATTGTTGAGGAAATTTTTAGCTATGCCATCTCCATTGTAATCTGCAAATTCTATATCGTTAATAAATATTCTTCTGTTGCTAGTATCTAATGAATATACTACAGGTATTTTATCTACTTTAATAGATTCTAAACTATCTTGTACCATAATAAATTCATTGCCTTCTTTAACAAAATGACTTCCTGCAACTATAACACCTTTGTATTCGTGTATATCATCAATAGGTTCAAATTGTAAAACACCAGTTACTTTACCACCTTTAGTTAAATCACCTAATTGTACGTCTTTAATTTTCTTTTCAGAACCATCTTGCATTTTAATATAAGTATTAGGATCAAAACAAGCACCGCCTGCACCATCACCTGAACCACCAAAACCACCTGAACCTTTTGACTTACCGCCTTTATCCACAGTGCCTCCTGCACCTGGACCTTTATTTTTTGACCCTTTATTTTTTTCTTTTCTTGCTTTTGTAACAGCATCAGTTATTTCTTTTTCTGTTTTAGCTGCTGCTTTAGCTGCTGCTTCTGTGGTTTCTTTAGTACCTTTACCTTTTAAACCTTCTTTACCAATATTTCCTAGTAAACCTAACAATCCTGTTTTAGCTACTGGTCCAGTATAACCATAAGTTGTTGGATTAGTTTCATCACGATTTTCTAAATCTACATTTCTTTGTTCTCTACTGTAGTAATCACTAATAGTATTCGCATCATCAAGAGGACTTGGAGCATATTTTGGATTGTTATAACCAACATAATAACCTAATAAATTAGGATTATAAACTGGATCAGGTATTGGTTTACCAAATCTAAATCCATCTTTACCACCACCACGTTCTCGTTCTTGTGTAGTTGTGCCTACTAAACCAGTATCAGGATCTGCAGGTATTACACCTGCATAACCAGGATCACCGTAATCAATACTTGAATCATAAAAAGCAGCACCACCACCTGCAGAACCATCTGTATCAAGTTGTCCTGGTACTCCAAAGATAGGATTACCATCTGGACCCATTCTAAATCTATTTTGTGCTACTCTACCTGTAGGCGTATCAATAAATTGTTGTTCATCTGTAGGAATATTTTCCATAAATGTTTGATTAGCATTTCCAAATTGTAATGAATTACCTAATAAACCTTGTTGTGTTCTTAACACATTATCTATTGCAGAAGGGTTTCTTGCACTTAATCCTCCATATTGCATGTTTTTATATCTTGCAACTAATTCATCAAAATATGACATTATCTATAACCTTCTTTGATTGCTTCTATATCTATACCTTGTGCATCTGACCACGTAGTAGCTGCAGGTATAGTTAAGTTAAATTTAAAATATCTTGCTGATTTATGAAATGGCATTGTGCCTGTAGCATGTATGCTAGCAGCAGCAGTATTAGAAGCAGTATCAGCAACTCTGTTTCTAAAACTCAATGTTCCTGTAGCAGCAGTAGTATCTACTATAGGTCTTACATGGGTAACTAAAGATCTGTGCAATGGAAATATTTCTGTTTCTCCAGTACCAATTTCAGCTTCTAATGCATCACCATTAAAAGATCCTAACTTATGATCTGTACCAAATGCACCTACTGTTCTTAAGCCACCAATAAATATAGCACTGTCAAATGATACTGTTATTGCATCTATATCATTAGTACCTGATGCTGGATAGTCATCTAGTTCTTCTAAAGTAAATCCAGGTGATAGGTAATCTATAATAACTTCATGTTCTAATTCTACAATAGACCATCTATTACTAGCTATGTGAAATATTAATATCTTATCATTTAGTGTACCAGAGTTATTACCAGTAGCAGAAGGATAAGACCACATAATTAATTTATTTTCATGATCATAAGAAGCTCTTACTCTTTCTCTTAATGCAAACTTAAGATCATTATAGAAAAAACGATCTACTTTATTTGCACCAATAGGTTTAGCACTAGAACCATCAGTAACATAAAAACCATCTTCAGATAAAAAGTAAACCATGTTACCTACTTGGATTACATTCTTACCTTGTACAGCTCCTCTGTTATCTTCTATTCTTCTAAAAGAAAATACTACATTACCACCACGATAATCCATACGAGTAATACGAGACTCTTGAAATATTAATCCAAACTGTCCACCAGTAACTCCTGTAATTACACCACCCTCTGGTAATGTTTCAGAGTCAGATTGGTTAGTACCTACAGTCCATGAAGTAGGACTATTAAAGCTAGACCATTGTACTTTATTTTGTAGCGTTGGTTGAAATCCTGTAACTACAAAATTACCTACAACTGCTGCATGTCTAAATACTGGAGGTGATCCAGCTAATGCTGCAAAGTCTGTTGAACTATCTAGTGTCCATGCTTGTGGTGCATCATCACCATTAAATGCAATAACAACTTCACCAAATCTAATAAAATCCCAATAGGATTCAGCAGGATAACTAAAGGTAGTACCGCCACTTTCATCTACAAAAGCATTAGATGTTAATTTATATAACTTAGTAGCGTCACCTGCAAATATAGATACAACACCACTATCAGACTTAAATGCTTTACCACCTTGCGCTCTAGCAGTTAACGCATTACTTGAAGTAGCAGCTATACTATTAAAAGGTCTATAACTGTTTACTGCAGGAAATACATTCCTTGCTTGTGTAGCACCAGGATTAGCATGGTCTGGCAAATCTGGAAGCCATTCTCCAAAAGGTAATTGCATTAATCTACGTTATCAAAATTGTTAATATTAATACCTGATCTTTGAATCAAAGGCGTACCATTATATTTATCTAAATCATCTGCATCTTCTACTTGTTTAATAGCAGATTCATATTGTGTTTTAAATTGTACAACAGTACCTTGATCCATACCACGAATAAATGTACTAGCAAAATATAATGCACCATAAAGGTAAACATCAGGATGACTAGTAAGAATATGATTAGTTGTAGTAGTACTATCAATAGCATCAAAAGCTTTATAAAAAGATAGTCTTGCTGTTTGTGCTGTATCAGGAACTGGACTAAATCTAAAGTTAGTACCTTCTACTGAGTAAACTCTAGGTGTGCCTGAATTATTAATACCTTGTGTATTAGCTTGATGAAAAGGAGTCATTAGTTGTAAAGCTTTATCAGGTGAAGCACTAGTAATAATAAAACTTCTTACTTGCAAAAAACCAGTTGGTAGTGCTTCTGTTTCTGAATCAATAGTAAATGCAGTATCTACATTTTCCATAGCTCTTATTCTTAATCTACGATTAAAGTCTGCTTCAGTAAGATCTATAAAGTCATCTATCTCTGTAGTCAAATCATCACGTGCTAAGAAATTAGCAATAGCTGTTTTTAAATTTGCATAATTGTTTAAAGCCATTATAACCTTTTACTTCCTGT